CATGGCACCCTGCCAGATAACGTAGACGTAGACCATAAGAAGGCTATGTCCAAAGGGGGCGCTACGAGCCTAAGTAACCTTAGAGCCGTACCCGCAAAGAACAACCGAAGCTTCTCCCGCACCAAGACCGGGACGCTGAAGTCGCAAACAAGCAAGCGGGAAGCCGCTAAGTAGAGTAGTATCCCGGAGACGCTTGTCATTTGGCGTCTCTCCTGAGTGTTGGTTTTTGCACGGTAGTTCACCCTACCGTGCTTTTTTCGTCCGTGAAAGGATTTTCCCGTGCAAATAATAGATAACCGGGCACTGCAATTCGTGACCCGCAAGGCAGACCAGATCACTGCATTGATTCCGAAAAGCAAGGTGCTCGCCCGCAACGGCGACCAAGCCAAAATCCTCGTTAACTGGGGCCATGTAGAGGCGAAGCTTCTGCGCAACCTGCAGATCAAAAACGTACCGCATCCCATAACGGGCAGATACAAGTGGCCCGGGGTGTACACACCCTTCGACCATCAACGTACTACCGCAGCATTCCTCGCTACCCACCCACGGTGCCTTGTGCTCTCTGAGGCGGGGACGGGCAAGACCAGTGCAGCGGCATGGGCTGCGGACTACCTCATGCTGCAAGGCGAGATCAAGCGGGTGCTTATCGTCTGTCCCGTGTCTATCATGGACACCGCATGGCGGGCTGACTTGTTCCGTACGCTTATGCACAGAACCGTGGCAATTGCTACGGGTAGTAAAGCCAAGCGTCAGCAACTGATTAGCGGAGACTACGAGTTTGTCATCATCAACTTTGATGGGGTGAAGGTAGTGCGTGAAGAGCTTGCAGCAGGTGGATTCGATCTTGTCATCGTAGATGAAGCAACTGCAGTGAAGACGACTACTACAGACCGTTGGAAGGCTTTGTACAGTCTAATCAAGCCCACGACCCGGCTCTGGCTTATGACCGGCACCCCTGCCTCGCAGTCGCCTACGGATGCCTATGGGTTGGCTAAGCTAGTCAACCCCAGCGCAGTGCCAAAGTTCTTTGGGGCGTTCCGCGACTTGGTTATGTACAAGATCACCAACTTCAAATGGGCTCCTAAAGTTACTGCACAGGATACGGTATTCAAAGTCCTGCAGCCCGCGATACGCTTCACCAAGGCTGAGTGCTTAGACCTCCCTGACTTGTTGTACACCACTCGGGATATACCATTAACCGTACAGCAAATGAAATACTACGAGGAGGTTCGCAAGTCTATGGTGGCTGTGGCTGCAGGTGCGGAGATTACCGCGGTCAATGCAGCGGGGCTGTTGAATAAATTATTGCAGATTAGCTCCGGATGTGTTTACGCCACCGATAGGGAAGTCATTGAGTTTGATGTGAGCAACCGGGTGAATGAGCTACTGGAGGTGATCGAACAAACCGACCACAAGGTCATTGTGTTCGTGCCGTTTCGCCATGCGCTAGAGATGCTGGAGCAAGCCCTTGCCAAGGCTGGGATAACCACAGGAGTTATTCATGGGGGGGTACCCGCAAACCAGAGATCAGTAGTCGTGAAAAGTTTTCAAACCGAAACCGCGCCTCGCGTTATACTGGCTCAGCCTGCGGCTGCTGGACATGGATTAACGTTAACGAAAGCCGATACGGTAGTGTGGTGGAGTCCCGTTCCGTCTGCTGAGTTGTACCTGCAGGGTAACGCCCGGGCGCACAGGGCGGGGCAAGTTAACAAGGTAACGGTAGTTCGCCTGCAGGGCAGTCCCGTGGAGCGTCGGGTGTACGCTATGTTAGACGGTAAGGTTGACTCGCATCAATTATTGGTAGATTTATACAAGCAGGAGGTAGGTGATGCCACGAACGCACGGGCTACGTAGAACCCCAGAATACACAACTTGGGCGGGTATGAAAGGGCGATGTTTAAACCCAAACAACCCTAAATATCCTAGGTACGGCGGGCGCGGGATTCAGATTTGCCCTTCTTGGGTTACCAATTTTGAAGTGTTCTACGCAGATATGGGACCAAAACCAAGCCCGCAACACTCCCTAGATCGAATAGACAACGACGGGCAGTATTGTGCGTCCAATTGTCGATGGGCAAAACCAAGCACGCAAAGTAACAACCGAAGCACAACCCGCTTGTTTACGTACAACGGTATTCAGACTACGTTGCGGTCCTTGGCCGCAGTCCATAAGGTCCCTTATAAACGGCTTAAGCATCGTCTTGAGCATGGGTGGGCTATCGCCCAAGCAATAGAGACCCCTATTGGGGCGGATGAAAAGCACATTACGTTTCGAGGGCGAACCCAATCACTATCTGCATGGGGGCGCGAAGTTGGGCTTTCTGGGGCCTGCGTATCTGAGCGCCTTCGTGCAGGGTGGGGTATTGAGCGAACGCTTACGACACAGGCCAAAGTACATACAAACAAGAGATAGCTTGACACTCAGACTAGACTATGTATAATAAAGACTCCCAACCAAGGAAACAAAATGACCGACGAAACTAAGTACGATGCCGATAAGTTAGTGCGTGTGTATATCAAAATGCGTGATGCCAAGACTGCTATGGTCGCGGAGCATGAGGCGCGTTTAGCGGGCCTAGAGACCCAGATGGACGCTATAGAAGCGGAGCTGCTTACCATCTGCAAGACTACCGGCCAAGATGGCGGCAAGACTGCCCACGGCTCTTTTACCCGCACGGTGAAGACCCGCTACTGGACTAGCGACTGGAGTGCTATGCACGCCTTCATTCGTGCCCACGATGCCGTAGACCTCTTGGAGCGCCGCGTAGCGCAAACTAACATGAAGCAGTTCCTGCAAGATAACCCCGGCTTGATGCCTGAAGGGCTCAACGTTGATGCCAAATATTCTGTTACCGTAAGGAGAGCAACCAAATAAATCTACCCGTGCATCCCTGTGTTACCCGTGTCAATCCAACTCAACTAATATTAGTTACATATCATGTCTGAACTCACATTATTCAAATCCGGCGCTTCCCTTCCTGACTACCTTCGCGCTGACCCCGATGAATTCACCAAGCGCCTTGCTGGGGGCTCAACAGGCAAGACCATCTCCATCAAAGGCGGTGTGTGGCGCATGATTGTCGGCGGCGAAGAGATTGCCAAGAACGAAGACCGCGCCATGAATCTGGTAGTGGTCAACGCAGCCCCCGCTGTAGCCCGTACGTACTACGAAGGTGTTTATGAAGAAGGCGCAGTTACCAGCCCTACCTGTTTCTCTGCTGACGGCAAAATGCCGGACGCCGCGGTTAAGGCCCCGCAAGGTTCTTCCTGCGCTGCCTGCAAACAGAACATCGCAGGTTCTGGGCAAGGCGAATCTCGTGCGTGCCGCTTTAGCCAGCGTTTTGCAGTGGCCCTTGAGGGTGACTTGAGCGGTAACGTCTATCGCTTGCAACTCCCCGCCAAGTCTTTGTTTGGCCGCGCTGAAGGCGACAAGATGCCTCTGCAAGCATACGCTAAGTTTCTGTCCGGCCACGGTGTTCCTATGTCGGGCGTGGTTACGGAAGCCCGGTTCGATACATCTGAAGCAGTTCCGGTCCTGAAGTTTCGCGCTATCCGTCCGTTGACGCGGGAAGAACTCACAGTTGCACGCGCTCAAGGCGGCTCCGAGGATGCGGCACAGGCTATCGAGAGCAAGATGGTTATCAAGGAGACCCCGGCACTGGCCGCACTCCCCGCAGCTTTCAACAAGCCCGCTGAAGCACCCGCAGCAGAGCCTGCCGCCCCTAAGAAGGTTTCCAAGAAGCCGGAAGTAGTTGCGACTCCTGCCAAGGATGTGAGCGCTATGTTGGACGAGTGGGGCTCTGACGATGAGTGATGCCCGGGGTTATTCGTATTCGCTTGTGAAAGCGATCCAAGCGGCTGACCCCGCCCTCTTGGGGGTTCAGCTTGCCGACTACTGCCTGCATCATGAGATTCCTGTTGCCGCAGTGGCACGTACCCTAGGGGTAACTAGGCAGACTGTGTACTCGTGGTTCACAGGAACCTTTCGGCCCCGGGGAGAGTTCATTGAGAAAATAAATAGTTTTATGACGGGTCCGCCTAAAGCACAGGCATAATCCCGTCCCGGGGCTAGGAGAAGCTGATCCCTTCTCGACAAAGCGGAACACGGGCCGCTGCCCCACCTTTTACCCAATTTATCCCGACCGTGAGGATGTGTGAATATTTCCTTCTATCATGCTGTATTGCCTCCTGAAGGCTTGTACTGTGCTTTAAGCATCAAAAACGGGACCGTAGTCCCTAGTTTCCACCCAACCATCCAAGACCTCGTTGACCGGGGCAATGTGTTACACGCACAGGACACCAACGTATTCTTTGCTCTGGCTGCATACACCGATGCCGCAGAGGGCCGCAAGGCAGCAAACGCGAAGGCACTACGCTGCCTTTTTGTAGATATAGATTGTGGCGAGGGTAAGCCCTACGAAGATCAGGCTGAAGGCGCTTCCGCACTTCGGGCGTTCATCGCTACCACAGGGCTGCCTACCCCCTATATAGTTAACTCAGGCCGTGGGCTGCATGTCTACTGGCCGTTCCATGAAGTCCTTACTACGGCTACGTGGAAACCCTTAGCCCGCGCTTTCAAACAACTTTGTGTAGAGCACAAGCTGGCGATTGACCTGAGCGTGACCGCGGACCCTGCCCGGGTCCTGCGCATGGTAGACACCGCTAACCACAAGGTTACCCCTGCAGTGCCAGTCTTGCTCATGGTAGAGGGGGTAGTCAGCGATCTGGCTACGCTCAAGGCCGTGATGCCCACGATAGTGGAAGAGATTGACTGGTCTGCTGCTAAGGGTGAGGGCGTCGATGCCATGACCCGCGCTCTTGCAGGGGGCGACTACCCTGCGTCAGAATTCTCCCGAATCGTACGCCGCAGCTTGCGGGGCACAGGTTGCGCTCAGATATCCAACGCGGTGCAGAACAGCGCTACCTTGGAGGAGCCCTTGTGGAGGGCCGCACTGTCTATCGCATGGCGCTGTACAGACGCTGAGACTTCTATCCATACCTTGTCTCGTGGGCACCCCGGATATACCGCGGAAGGCACGTTGCAAAAAGCCGAGGGCACGCAGGGGCCTATGACTTGTGAGTGGTACCGCTCTAACTACAGCGCAGGGTGCGCAGGGTGTACGCAACGCATCACAAGCCCTATTGCCTTGGGCCGCAAGGTAGAAGCCGCGGAAGCCATCAATGATGTGTACATCGTTGAGCAGCAGTTGAACCCAGACAACGCAGAGATAGGGGCCGATACAAAGGTCCAAGTAGAAATCCCCGCGTACCCATTCCCGTACTTTCGGGGGTTACATGGTGGGGTCTACCTCAAGAGCAAAGACAAGGAATCGGGCGATCCGATAGAAGTAGAAATTTACAAGTACGACCTATATCTATCCTCACGGTTTTACGACTCCTCAGAGCAAGGGGACGGCGAGGGGGAGCTTGTAGGTGTGAACCTGCATACCCCGCATGATGGTATTCGCCGTTTCATTGCCCCCGTAGCCCACTTACTAACCAAAGAAAAAATGCGTGACCTGCTACTCAAGCACGGGGTAGTAGCGATCAACAAAGAACTGGATAACATCATGGCCTATCTCGCAGCGTCGATTCGCAATTTGCAGAAGTCGTTTGCATCTGACCGTACCCGCAACCAGATGGGTTGGACCCCGGACGACAGTGGCTTCGTTGTTGGCGAGTTGGAGTACACAGCGCACGGGATACGTCTTGCCCCCGCAGCTAGCGCGACTAAAGCAATGGCCCCCAAGTTGATGGCGAAGGGTACGCTGGCTAAGTGGTCTACGATTGCCAACTTCTACGACCGCCCGGGCATGGAAGCCCATGCACTCTCCCTTGCATTTGGGTTTGGGGCTCCACTCCTGCGGCTCATTGGCGGTATGGAGGTACGAGGTGCGGCCATTAACTTGATGTCTAATAAGTCCGGTACCGGCAAGACTACCGCGCAGATGGTCATCAACTCCATATTCGGGCACCCCAGCGAATTGTTGATGAAGAAGACTGACACGGGCGTGTCCAAGATGCAATGGCTTGGTACGCTGAACAGCATGGCCGCGACTATGGATGAGGTTACCAACTACGGGGACGAGGAATTGTCAGAGTTGATCTACGATATCCCGCAGGGGCGGGGTAAGAATCGTATGGAGTCGCAGACAAACAAGTTGCGCGTAAACAACACATCATGGATGACCTTCGTGATTATGTCCAGTAACTCGTCGCTGTACGACAAGTTGACCCGCCTCAAGAATACCTCTGACGGCGAACTGCGTAGGCTTATTGAGCTTCGGGTTAACCGCCCTGCCGACATCAGCAAACAGGAGTCAGACCTTATATTTGGAGCGTTGGCAGATAACTACGGGGTTGCGGGACCCGTATTCATTCAGTACGTTATGCAGAACCGGGAGAAGGTTATTGCGCAGCTTAAGAAGATTCAGTCCCGCATAGACAATGACTTGAGCCTTACGCAAGCGGATCGGTTCTACTCTATCGTGTTGGCCTGCGCCTTTACCGGGCTCAGCATTGCGGTGAAGCTAGGCTTGTGTGCTATCAGTATTTCTCGGGTATACACCTATGCGTTGCACGTTATTACTGACATCCGGGCCGACATCATTGCACCTGCAGCAGACAACACTTTGGCTGCACAGGAAACGCTGACTACGTACGTTAACGAGAACCTGAACAATGCACTGGTCATCAACGGCGCTCGTACCTTGGGCAATCTAAGCGCCCCTACGCAATCCCCACGCGGCCCACTGCGCATTCGGTATGAGCCGGATACTCGTGAGTTGTGGATACCTGCGGCGGCGCTTAAGGACTATTTTGTGTCCCGGCAGGTTGACTTCCAGCAGGCTATCAAAGAGCTTGCGGATCGCAAGGTGCTTAAGAATGGCGGGGCGGCAATGACAAAGCGGATCGGCGCTGGGGCTATCGGAAGTTTCGACGCTATGGGTATTCGCTGCTATTGCATTGACGGTATAGCAGTGGGCTTAACCGATACGACTTTTGCAGTAGACAATGGCGCGGCCCTATCTAATCCCTGATTCGGTTCGGTTCATCCATGTCTACGGAGTGCCGTACTACATACCGTGGGAGGGCTTACTTCCCGGGTACTCAGTGTTCCTTAAGACTACCGCAACCGCGAGTGAAGTCCGCAAGTTGCTGAAGCCTGCGGAACGCCACTTCCGAATCCTTTTAAAAGCGCACAACCGCGTAGAGTTTGGCTACTACGGTGTGCGTATCTGGCGACTAGCTTAGGGGTTCATCTGCCGGTATGCGGTCTTAGCTTCGCGTACCCAGCCGGTTAACTCCGATTCCAGTTTTCGCATTTCCAGCAGTTGCTCTTCCCGTTCCGTAGTGGACATAGCCTTGGCCCCGTCCGCGCTATTCAAGAAGGTACGGTAGGCCCGGGTACGTTGGAGTTGTTCCAACGTAGAGTTGATGGCAGACTCAAAGGCCAGTTCCGACTGGTGCTCCTCTGCGTAGACTACGGCCCGGTCCGTGTCGGTCTTCATAAGGTTGTTGAGCGTTGCATTGGCCTTACCCATTTTCTCGCGCTCTTCGTAGAACTCCGTCATGGTACGCGTACCTACAGGGTCATACATATAGGTACTAAGCAACGCCCACTTATGCAGGGGGCGATCTACCCGGGTAGGGTTCAACAAGCTATCCGTCATAGCAGTGAACAAAGCAGCAGTAGAGCCAAAGTAGCCTCGCAGAGCGTTGTCGATCATGATTGGAGAGACTTCAGTCTTGACCACATCCCGGCTGAAGTTGGCAATAGCTATAGCGAGTTCCGAAGTCTGCGCCCCGACACGGGCGCTAGGGTCCATCGTCTGTTGGTGAAAACCTTCTAGGGGCTTGCCGGTCAAGAATGACTTGTTAGCCCACGCTTCTATCAACGGCTTAGCCGCCTGCGGTATAGGAGTAACGCGCCCCACATACTGCTCGTACATATAGGTCAAAGCCGTACGCACCGCTTCAAAAGCTTCTTGGTCCTGCGGGGTTCCCTGCCTACGCATGTACTCTACAACACGTTCGGGAATAACCTTGAAGATTGCGCCTAGCTCGCCCGGCACAGGAAGCTTCAAGCCACCCGGAAGAATCCAGTTGCTATCCCGCGTACGCAGGTCCATGTTCTTGTAGTCTTCGTCCTCGTCGTCTTTGCCCAAGGCGTACAGAGAAGCCATCATAGTAGCTATAGCTGCGCGACTCCAGAACATTTTTCTAGCCTGTGACCTACCCACAGAGGAGCTAGAGTCCAGCCCGGAGGCAGCGCGGTACAGTACATCCATACCTTGCACATAAGCGTTGAAGAAGGGAATGGTAGTAACCATCGCGCCCACAAGCTCACTATTGCCGCGCCTACGGAAGTTGATAAACTCTCGCGCTCGGGTCTGGGCTAGCAGCTTATCGCCACCTTCTTTCACGGTCTGCTCGTAGATAGCCTTACGCACCGCCAAGTCAGACGCCCGGGTTATACCGTCAAGTCGGTGCAGTAATCCCTCAAAGCGTCCGCGTTTAGTAAACCCTAAGTCTTTGAGTAAGGACTGGGCGGGCTTGTTGGTCTGGAAGTCATACTCGCCTGTGAGCCCCATCGCGCCAAATTCACGTACGGTAGGGTGCTGGATACCTCGCAACTCTGCAAGGGCCAGCTTAGGGAAATTGGTCAGCGTCATGCGCAGTAGCGCCCCGGGGTTCTTAACTCCTGAGGTCATAATGGCCCGCTGCACGTCATCCGTAACCTGCTTCAACGCAAAGGGCGGCAAGATGGTAATGGCTTTACGTAGCACGTTGGAGAAGGCCCCCAACTGCAGCAGCCAATTAGCCTTCGGCGCATTTAAATCCTTGAAGGCCATCACATCGTACTTGCTGGGCAGCCCCCAATAGTTCATCTCGCCGTTCACGTATGCGCCCACTGCATTTGGGTGGTCTTGAGTGCTACGCTTCAGGTCCGTAGCCATACCGATTCTCTGCAGGGTGCGCAGGGTTTGCACGGTACCGTCCGTCTTGATAACCTGACCCACCATCCAGCCCAACGTACCAAAGTAGTTCTCAAATACATCGCCCACGGGGCGGCTGAACGAACCTACGAGTTCGGGCAACTTGCCGACTTGTGCAAGACCCTTGCCACTTACACGCTTTACCTTGGTGAACTTAGTGGCAAACTCCTCCATCCGGTCAAACGGTACATAGTTTGCAACTGCTTTCCAGTCTTTACCTTGCTCTGGAGTAAGGCGTCCTACGGCGACCATGTGATCGACCATATCAATACGTGCCTTGTCCATGATGGCGCTGACTTCTTTCAGTTCCGGGTGCCGTGCATACTCAGCAACCATCTCGTCAATCTGCTGGTTAGCGTCTAGCGCCGAGGTCTTGTCGATTTTGTGGATCGGGAAGTTGGTTCCGTTGGTAGCGTTCTGGGTACGCAGTTCAGCGAGGCGTACCCCCTCCAAGATACGGCTTGCAATTCGCTTGGCGTCTTCAAAAGACTTACCGTTAGCTTCACCCCACGACTTAAGCACATCGTAGACTTCTTTGGGAGGGCGGATACCCTTTTTGGTCTCTACGATCCACAAGCCTGTAACTGGGTCCTTGGAGATTGCGCCTTGCTGGAAGTACTCCAGCAACATCTTGGTGTAATCCTGCGCCTGCCGGTACAGCCCCATCGGGTTAACTTCACCCAAGGAGTTACGCACAGCACCGTCAAACTGGTTTCGGAACCGCATCTCAATCGTAGCCGCGATATCGGCTACTTGCGTACGGAACTTGGTGGCGTAGCTCACATCCGGGCTCATCTGAGCCCCTTGAATCATGCGCTTGAAGAAACCCTTCTCTTCCGTATTGATAGGCCCTGCGCCGTCAACTAGTGCGTCCACACTTGGGGCGATCGCAAACTGCTTGCCGGTAGCTGTTGCAGCCTCTGTAAGGTCCGCGGCTTTCAGCGCGGTCAGCGCCCCACCTACACGAAGTATTTCACTCAGTGCCGTGTCGGCCTTAGGTGAAAGACCCAACATGTCCCGGATCAATGTGACAAATTTGTCCCATGCATTAGCGCCTTTATACGGAATGGATTCCATATACTTCTGCATCTTGGGGTTTGAGAGCGACCACGCTAGGATTTCGTCCATGTCGCGGAAGGCGTTGTTGCGGCCCTCAAATGCGGCGCGCTCAAACTCCGTGAGGTCCTCAGGCTTTACCGTTTTGATCCGGTTGTTGAAGTGGTTGATAACCACATTCGAGACTTGCAGTAGTTGGGCGCGTATCTCGCCT